CCTATCCCCTGTGTGCCTTGGCAGTCTCAGCCTCTCTATGGGCAGTCGGTGATCGGAAGGTGGCGTGGATGTTTCCAGATTGGGTTCTTCGATGCTGCGGCTCCATTCCTCACAGAGGAACTTGCCCACAATGCCGCTCGGGGTGGTCCAGTCAAAGGACTGCACCGCGCCCCGTGCGCGCAGAAAGTTGTCGATCGCTGCAGCGTCTGCCGTGGACTTGCCCCGGAACTCCAGCGACCAGACCTCGGGCTGGGTGTTGATGCCATAGGCCAGGCGCTGCTCATAGCCATCCCCAAAGGAGACCTTGCGGACATTGGGTTTGACGGTGAGGGATGCCCCAATCGAGGCGATCCACGTAAATGTCGATGTCAATGTCGCCATGAGAGTCTTTCAATACATCACTGCCGACGCGGGTCCAGCAGGCCACCTGCGCGCTTCTGGTTGAGCAATTCCTGGCGCACAGCGCTGGAAATCGCCCGGCCCAGCTCCTTGCCCTCGCCCGCATTGGTGGTCACCCCGCCCTCGACCACATTGACCGATACGTTGAAAACGTCCCCGCCCCCGGAGGAGGACTGGTTCATGGTCACGGGAATGGAGCGGCCGTCAGGCAGCGGCACATAGGCCTCGGCCATCGAGCCCTCGCCAAAGATCGCCAACTGCGGCGTGGTGGCCACCCCACCACTGGCGTATGCCCGCAGCGGCAAAGGACCCGAAGAGGTCATGACTCCGCCATCGGCAAAGCCAAACAGACTGCCCAGCGCCTTGGCCATGGGCAAGGTGACCGCGCGCTGGATCTGGATGCGGATCAGTTCCGAAATGATGGAGGTGGCCAGCGACTTGAAGTCCAGCTTGCCGGTCATCACGAAATTGGTGAGCGCATCCGTCATGCCGTTGAAAGCCTTGGTGGTCACCGCCTCCATCTGCTTGCCCACCTGCTCGGTTTCTTCACCGAGAGTGCGCAGCGCCTTGGCAAATCCAGCGCCTGGGTCTGACAACTCCAGCGCCCGTTGACCCAGTAGCTTCGCGCCATCGGCCGCCTGACGGGCAGCTTCTTCGATGCGTCGGAAGGATTCGGCCAACTTGTCATTGCCCGGGGTGGCCTCCACCAATTCCCGGGCCTTTGCCGCGAAATCGGCCAGTTCATCCGCACTGGATTTGCGCGCAGCGGACAGTCGTCGCAGGGCATCGATCTCGCTGATCGAGCCGGTCTCGCGCAGGACCTTGATCTGCTCTTCGGTCGAGCGCAACTGGCCCTGGCTTCTGGCCACCTGCTCCTGCAGATCCTTGAGCGTTTCACCCGGCAGCTTGATCTCGCGCTCGAGGTTGGACTGCTGGGCTTCGCGCTCGAGCTTTTCTCGGCGCAGGGTGATCTCCGAGAGCTTGTCCTGGAGCTTCAATTTGTCCTGGGTGGTCTTGGCCACAGTTGCCAAGCCCCGTTTCAGGATCGATTCTTCCTGCGCATACAACTCGCCAAGACGGTCCGTGAATTCCTGCTGAGCGTTCAGCCGTGCCTCGCTGGCTTCCTTGTAGCTGATGTAGCCCTGCCCCTCGTACAGGTCGATGATCTTCTGTCGGTCCTTGAGGAGGCCTGTTTCGACATCCGTCAGGCCTTGCAACTGCTTGATGTCACTCTCGATCTTGGCCATGGCCGCAGCAGTGAGCGCGCCCGTGGCCGAGTTGTAGTTCAGTTTGGGCTTGGCCGCCTCACCGGCCGCCTCGGTCTCGCCCCGGTTGATGGCATCGAACCGTTCCTTGACCGCATCGGCCAAGAGCGGCATCTTCCACAAGTCAACGTAGGTCTGGTTGGCCTTCTCAACGATCGCATTGCGTTTTTCCAATGCGGTCTTGAGGGTGGCCTGGTTCTCCTCGGAGAACGGGTTCAAGCCCTTGCCACCGGCCAAAAAGGTGCCGAGCAACTCGATGTCGGCCCAGACCGCCTCGAAGCTGCCCATGACCGCCTTGGCCATCTGGATCACACCGCGCAGCGCATCGATCACAATGGCAATGCCATAGGCCGTGTCCTGCGCCCAGGTCTTGAGCGTGCCGTCATCCCGCAGCTTGAACATGGCTTCTGCCGTGTTGTGCGTGCCCAGCATCACGGCTTTGAGTTCGCCAACCAATTCTTCGAGGGCAGGCAGTGCAGCCGTCACGATGGTCTGAGCCACAAAGTTGTGCTCGGCCCGCATCCGGCCCATGGCCTTGGAGGCTTTCTCGGCCGACTCGATCTCGGCCTCTGTGAGCCGGATGTTCAGATCCTGGTTGGCGGCCAGGTCCTTGAGGAATGGCAGCAGGCCTGCACCGGACTTGCCGAACAGTTCGAGCGCAATGGCCGTCTTGCCCGCCCCGTCCTCGAAATTCGAGAGCTTGAGGGCAATGTCGTTCATGACTTCGGCCGGATCGCGCAGGTTGCCCCCCGCATCCTTGGCCTTGATACCCAGATACTGCAGGGCCTGCGAGGCCCCTTTGGTCTCATCGTCCACCCCGGCCAGCCCCTTGGAGAGCTTGGTCAGGCCCACCCCGATCTGCTCCATGGCCACACCTGAGATGGTGGCGACCGGCGCAAAGCCGGATAGGGCCGTGGCGCTCGCCCCGGTCTGCTCGGCCAGATCCTGCAGAGCGGCCACCGTTTCCAGCGTGTGCATGACCAGCTCTTTGAGCGCCCCCACCGATTCCACGCCAATGGCGATGGCAAAGGTGGTCTTGGCGACTTCGGCCACCTTCTCAAGGGAGCCACGCATGGATTCGGCGTGGCGCTCCAAGAGCAGCGCACTCTTGCCCAAATCCTCTCGGAAATCGGCCGTTTCCGCTGCGAGTTTGATCACCAGGGAGCCGATATCAGCCATGTTGCTTGCCTACGTTATGCGCGAACTTTGTGCGCGAACATGGCCTTGAATCGGGCCACATTGAGCTGTGTTTCATCTTGGGGTTGCGTAGCCTGGGGTTTGTCCAGGAAGGGCATGAAGTCCTCTGGCTTGAACGGCCCCGCATCCTTGGCCCGGTGGGCATTGGCAAAGGTGGAGGCCACCACACCACTCCTGTAATCAGCCCGATAGTCCCCAAAGGGCTCGAGCTGGTAGTACGCCATCCACTCGGTCAGCTCATCCGAGCCCATCGATGCGAGCATCTCGCGCACCGGCAGGCCTAAAGCCAGCGCCAGCCGGAAAACAAAGCGCCGCGAGGGATGGGCGATCAGGCGTTTTTTGCAGTGTCCACCTGATCGGCGCCAATGCCGTTCAAGCGCTGAGACACAGCAAACACCCGGTCCAGTGCCTTGGCACTCTTGCCGCCGAGAGCTGCGATGTCACCATCGCTGAAAAGGCGGTTTCCCGTCTCGTCGCACAGGGTGAGCGAGACCAGGCGGGCACGGACGTTCTCAAGGCGGCCCTCCTTGCCAATCAAGCTGGCCTCGAAAGCGTCGCGGTCGGTACCGGTCATGGTGCGCACTTGCACCTCACCACCCCACTCCGGGACTTGGACAGTTTCACGGGGCAGATCGTCACTCTGCAGGATTTGTTCACGGGTCAACATGGGTTGCTTCCTTAAGCTTCGGTGATGTCGCCATCGATTTCGATGGTCACGGAGGCCTGCACAACCGCATCCACACCGCCTTGCACGCTGAAGTGCGTCACATAGCCGTAGAAGGTCCAAGTGGCAGGGTTGGTGTCGGTGAAAGTGATCTTGAACTGACGTCGCACGCGGTTGGCACGGTCGGTTCTCAGGCCCTGGTGCACCAGATCGTCGGGGTTGTAGTGCAGGGTCAGTGACAACTGCCCCTCGTCTCGCAGGCCCACGCGCTTTTCTTTGGCGGTGGAGGCCAGATTGGTGACGTCGATAACGGCGGCTTGCCCGCCCGGGCCCTGGAACGAGACCACGTTGGGGATGGTTTCAAAGGCGGTGGTACCAAACCGGGCAATGGCAATGCCCTGCGCGGTGATTGCGGTGCTGCTCATGCATATGCTCCTTGTTTTACGGTGAACTCACCGGCCGGTGGTAGGTGTAGTCCACGCTCACCCGGTACAGCCGGGCCTGATCTTCAAATTCGGACAGCCCCATGCGCACATCTGCGACGGTGCTCTTGTCTGCCAGTAACGCAGCCAGGACTTGGTCTTGCAGGTGCAAGGCCTCCTGATAAGTTCTGGCATAGGTGTCGACCTGCACGCGCACGCGCTGCAAGCCATGCGGCCCATCAATGCCGAAGATGTGCTCCTGCACGATGGGCGTGTAGACGATGGCTGGGTACTGGGTGTTTTCTGCAGCGACAAGCGCGTAGACCTCACCACCGGCCAAATCCTTGATGGCATCAAAGAAGTCCTGCATGGCTATTTCCTGTAGAGGTTCTTGGCTTCCTGCTCAATGCGCTCGCTCAGCCGGTCCTTCATGGCCTGCACCGCTTCGCGTCGCTTGGCTTCCAGGGCTGGCCGCAGGAATGGCCGCGCGCGCATCTTGCGAGTGCCAAACTCCACGAAGCGCCAGTACCAGGCATCCTGAGACAGGTTGCCCTTCTTGCCTTGCTTGCGGAACTTCTTGCCGTGGCGCACCGTCACGAAGAAGGTCTGGCGCGTGAGGCTGGAGAGTTCAGGGATCTGTTTCATGATCACCGAGCGCTTGAGCGTTCCGGGTGGCGGCTGGTTGGGCCCCAGGACCTCGGCTGCCTTGGGGGCGCGCATGCGGGCTTCATCGCGAATGACTTTGGCTCCGGCATAGACCGAGACGCGCAGGCCGCTCTTGGCCACCCGGTCGGGCAATTCGCGCAGGGCTTTGGCCAATTCAGCCAAGCCCTCGACCTTGAAGCGTTCATGTTTAGCCATCGTCCAGACCTTCGCTGGCCAACAGAACGACCAGGACGCGTTTCTCGTCCTCGTTCAGGGCCGAGTGGATGTTGAAGATCCGCGACCTGTAGAGCACCCGGTACTGGGCGACTTGCTGGGGGTTGTCAAAGATGCTCTGGTAGCGCACCGTGATCTGGTGCGTGAGTTCGGCCGAGATGCGACTGGCAATCACGGCTTCACGGCCGGACAGGGGCTGGATATCGGCCCACACTGTGGCCACATCAATCCATGTTCGGCTGGGGGCACCCAAGCTGTCTTTGACCGTGCTTGGGCGCTGGATCTTGATGCGGCGACCCAGCGTTCCGGCTCCGATCGGGTTCATAGAGACCTCATATCAAGGGTACCTTGTAGGGATCGAGCAGTCCATCAATAAAGGGCAAGGGGTCAATACGCCCTCGCGTCATCGATGCCACCTCCTCGCGGTGTACGTACAGAGAGCCCACGCGCAGCTTGATCCAGGTCTTGATGCCTTCGGGCACTGCCGAAGCATTGCCATACCCTGCATCAAAGATCACGCTCACAGCCCCGATCTGCGGCAGGGCAATTGGCCAGATCTGTCCGAACACGGGCGTGATCCGGGCAGGTTCGCAGGCGTTGTCGACGGTGTAGTTCGCTGCTGGCATGACCTGCCAGACACCCGCCATGTCGAGATAGCGGATTTCCACCACCGACGCCACGGGCGACTTGGGCAGCAAAACAGCATGCCCGGGCAGCGTGAAGGTCTGCCCTGCGGGCACCCCCATCAGGCTGGGTCCGGGAAAGCTGTCGAGCACCATCCGCCAGCGCGCCGCCATCAACTGACGGTTGGTCAAGGTCTCGGCCGCCTGGCGGGCCGCCGAGATCAGGACCTGTATCAGGCTGTCGTCGTCATCGAAGTCCACCCGCAGGTGGAGCTTGGCCTCGGCAAGCGAGATGGGCTCCCCTGCGGGCGGAGTCATCAACTGCATCGGCATGTGATTGCTCCACCCTCAGGCTCAGACCACCTGCGCGACCGCAGCCTGGTTGCTGGCATCCCCCGGCGCAAAGCGGGGGTTAAAGCCCAGCAACTGCGCCGCCGTGAGGCTGGCAGCAACAGCCACCGTCAGCGACAGGCGCACGTAGGCGTAGCCGTTGGTGACATCCAGATCGTCCGGGCGCAGGTTGATCAGGGCCTGTTTGTTGTCACCCGTGGCCTTGACGATCTGGGTGATGGCTTTGCCCGTCACATCCTTGGCACCCGTGCCAGAAGCGTCGGTGGCCTGCTGCAGCTTGGCGTCCAGTGTGGCGCCCGTGCCCAGGACGCCGCTTTGCACAAGCGCCAGCAGACTGTGGTGGTTGCCCGCCGAGATCCAGCCGGTGGTGACAGTGCCCACAGCCTGGCTGGCGGGATCGATGGTGGCCAGAACCGAGAACAGTTCGCTGCCTTTTGCATTGGGAAACATCAGAGTTCTCCTTCAGAGTGCGGGGACAATCAACGTGCGCCCAGTTGGACAAAGGGCGACATGGTCGTGCTGCCCTTGGCGGGGGAGATCGGCGCGGCGATCTTGGATTGGCCGTCCATGCGGAACGTGGTGCGGAAAGCCGTGAGGTCCGCATCGAAGTACAGGTGCATGGAGGTGGCCGTTTGCATGCCACCGGCCTTGGTGATGGTCTGGTAGTACGACAGATCGGCCAGCAGCACATCACCCGCAGAAGAGAAGGTGTTGGCGTGTTGCGAGACGAAGACTGGGCGGCCAAGCAGCATGCCGTAGGGCGAGACCTGGATACCACCCGGGTTCATGCCCGTGGGCAGGTAGATCGGGTAGTTGCCCAGCGTCAACGTGAAGAGCGCGGGCAGCACGTCGTTGTTGACGATCCACACGGCCTTGCCAAACGAGCCCGGCGGCAGGCGCGAGATCATCTTGGCCAAGTTCTGCGCCAGCAGGGTCTGCGTGGTCTGACCCGACTCCTTGGCCACCGTCACCGTGGTGGCATTGGTCATGCAGCCCACAGGCAGGCCCGTGCCCGAGCCGAACAGGATCGACTCGTTGGTCTTCCAGCGAATGGATGTGGCGATCTTGTCGGGCAGGTAGGTGGACAGCGCATTGGTGTCATCCAGCAGCTCGTCCGTCACCGGCACCAGGGCCATGAGCTTTTTGAGGCGCAGGGTCGACAGACCCAGGACAGGCTTGGTGCCCACGGCCGATGCGGCTTCGCCTTGCCAGTAGGCTCGGATGCCGTTGGTGCCCCAGGGCGTGGTCTCGTCCTTGGGGAAGGCCATGGTGTTGCCCGTGATCTCGACGTTGTCGGTCATCGGCAGCAAGGAATCCTCGCCCAGCGAGAGCTGAAAGATTTCCTGTGCGAATTGCGGGGGCACGAGGAAACCGCCATCCTGCGCCGCGCCTTCACTGCCAAACGAGGCAGGGGCTACGGCACCGCGATTCATGCCAATCAGCAGACGGTCATCGATCGAGGAGCCGGGGTTTTGCGCATGGCGGACGGTTTTGAGGAACTCGCCAACGCTTTTGAAGCCATGCTTGGGATCGGATTCGGCGTTGTTCACGACCGTGATCACCGAGGCATGGGGCAGTTGGGCTGCATGGCCCATCTGCGCTTCCTCGGCAATCAAGGCAGCTTCACGGTCGATCGCAGCCGAGGTGGCTTCGATCCTGGCTTTGAGGGCTTCAAAAGCACTGACCTCTTCTTCGTTCATGTCGCGCTGCTCAGCGGCAGCGATATCGGTCAGGGCGCGTGCGTCCTTGACAGGGTGGCTTTGCGGGCTTGCAGCTCGCGCAATTGCTTGCTCATGGGTTTGACTCCAGAAATAAAAAAGCCGCCTGGTCGGAATGACTCAAGGCGGCGACAGGGATGACGACCAACGGGTCGCAGGAAGGAGCAACCCTCAACGGAGGGCTGCAATAAAGAAATGGTTCAGATCAGCGCAAGAGCGTCACGGGCCTGTTTCAGGCGGGACTGACTGCGTGGCTTGGTGCTTCGCACGCTGGCCTGCATCTTGGCCAGCACATCGTCAAAGGTGGCAATGCCGTCAACCATTCCAGCGGCCAGTGCGGCGTCTGCCCCCAGCACCCGGCCCTCGCCCATGCCCGAGCGCACATCGCTTGTCGAGACACTCCGGCCGAGGGCCACGGCTTCAATGAAGGCGTTGTAGTAATCGTCCACACGGGACTGCATGAAGGCCTGTGCCTGCTCGTCGAGCGGCGCATACGGGTTGCCTTCGACCTTGAACTTGCCTGCTGAGATCAGGGTGGGCTTGACCCCCTCCTCTTCCAGCGCCTTCGAGTAATCGAAGTGGGCCTGCCACACACCGATCGAGCCCACCTCGCCACCCGGGGTGACATAGAACTCGCTGGCCGAGCAGCCGATCCAGTAAGCGGCTGAGGCCGCCAGACTGTTGGCCACAGCAATGACTGGCTTCTGGGCGCGGGCCTTGACGATTTCGCTGGCCAGTTCGGCCACGCCATAGACGCTGCCCCCGGGACTGTCGATGTCGATCAGGATCTGGCCCACCGTGTCATCGGCCAGCATCTGGCGCAGGACTGATGTGAACTGCTGGGTGCTGGTGCTGCCCGGCCCGGAGATGTCGTCGACCATGTTGCCGCGCTGCGTCACCACCCCGTACAGGGGCAGCACCGCGATACCGGTGCCCGTGCTGGCGGCTGCCATTTGCTTGCGGGTGTCACGCAGCACGCGATCGGTGTTGACCTGAAACAGGGTCTCGTCGCTGGGCGGCTCGCCCGCAGACCAGCGTGTCAGGATGCCGGACATGGCCTGCAAACGCTCGGGCATCAGCGCCCAGGGCGTGGTCAGGAATTCAGAGAGCAGGAGTTGTTTGTTCATGTATTCATTCCAAGTTGAATCAGGGAAGCGGCCAGTGCGGCCTCCTCAAAGGGCTGTGTTTGCTGCTGCGCCCAGGCGCTGACCTTGCTCACCTCAAGTCCAAAGGCCTGGGCAATCAGGTCGGTTTCGTTGGCTCCCAGGGAACCCTTCTTGGCGATGCGCCGGGCCAGCCGGGCTGAGTTGGACTGCACCAGCCTGCGAAAGCGCAAGCTCGATTCCTGATCGGCGGGGTCCGTTTCGTCCTCGGCAGGCGCCGGATCGGAGGATTCGGTCTCCTGCTCAGCCTCTTCGGCATCCTCTTCCTCGACCATGTTCAGCGGGCGAAGGGGTTGGTCCAGGCCCTGGAGCGGGTTGAGGTTTTCTGCAATGCGGGCCTCGTTGCGGGTGAGCCAGCCGTTTTGGATCCCGCTTTGGTAGTAGGCCGAGCGGCTGGCTGCATCGCCGCGCATCAGGTTGGCAAAGTCGAACTCAACTTCCAGCCGATCGCCATCGAGCATCAGGTCCGCTTCGATCGAGGCCTCCCAGCGTTCGGCCCAGGGCGTCATGGTGTGCATGACAAATTCCAGACTCTGCTGCTCGATGTTCGAGAACGTCGCGCGATCCAAGTCCGCGATCATGTGCGGCGGCACCCGGAACATCCGTGCGATGTCCGTGATCTGGAACTTGCGCAGCTCCAGGAACTGGGCGTCCTTGTTCGTGACCCCCACCTCATGGAACTTCATGCCGTTTTCCAGTACCAGGACTTTGCCCCGGTTGGAGCCGGACTGCGCCGCCTGGTAGGAATCCCTGAACACCCGTTTGGCCTCAGGGTCCTTGAAGGTGCCAGGAAACTCGATCCAGCCGCCCGTGGGTTTGGCGTCGTTCGTGAAAAACCGCGCCCCATAGTCCTGGGCGGCCAGCGCCATGCCCAGACTCTCGCGGGCCAGCTCGATGGGGCTCATGCCCATCAGACCGTCCGAGGACAGACCGCGCAGGTGCCAGATCTGCCCGCGAGGGAATACTGTTTCATCCCCGTTTTGCATCCGAACCCGGTAGCGGAAGTCACCGCTGTCCATGACCTCCATGCGCACCCGGTCGGGGTGGATGGGCATGAGCTCGGTGATTTCCCCTTTCGGGTTGGCGATGATCTGGCAGAAGGCATTGCCTCGCAGAGCCAGGTGCCCCTGCAGCATCTCGCGCCACTCAAAGGGGTTCTGGAACCGGTTGGGCTTGCGGGCCAGCAGGCCATAGAGCCAATGATCGGTCACCCGGTCCTTGCCGCCGTCCTTGCGCTGGCGGTACACCACCAGCGGAAGCGAGGCCATGGTCTCGGACAGGATGCGCACACAGGCGTACACCGCTGCCAGCCGCAGCGCCCCATCGGGCGAGACGCGCATGCCGGAGGCGCTGCGCACCGACACCGGCTCAAAGAAGAAGTCTCCCCAGGGGGAGCGGTCACTGCTTGATGCTCTGAATCGATCGATGAATGTGAAAAGTCCCATTGCCTCAGAGCACCATCAACTCATAGTCGGATCCGAGCACAACCGAGTCCCCCGGCTTGATCGCCCTTGAGAGGGCCATGATCAGTGCAACGATGCCGTCTATCTTGTTTTCTGCTCGCTCCTTGCGTGGATAAATGTTGTCTTTGACGTCCGTGTGGGCCACCACGTTGCTGGCCATCCAGGCCAATACCGGGTCGCCGTCATGGACGAGCTTCTTTTGCAGGACCAGGGCTTCAAGCGTCTTCATCGGTTCGCTGAAATTGAGCACCGTGGGACGCACCTCGATCATGGGCAGGCCCTCGGAGAGCATCCGGGTGGACAGCTGTGTGGCCTGAAACGGATCGAAGGCCACGGCCTCCACCGAAAACCGGGACGCGATGTCCAGCAGATCGGCCTCGATCCAGCTGAAATCGATCACGTTGCCCGGTGTCACCGACAGGCGTCCGGTATGGGCCCAGCCTTCGTACTGGCTGTTGCCAGCAGCCTGGACCGTGTCCTCGGGCAGGTAGTACTTGCCAAACACGGCATATGCATCGGCTATGTCGGGATGCTGAAACACCATGACGAGCGCTGCAATGTCCGTCTTGCTGGCCAGGTCCAGGCCCACCCAACAGGGCTGGCCCAAGAACTGGTCCAGCTCTAGATCAGGGTTGGTGCCCGCGTCCCAGGCCCGCATGTCCATCCAGGCCTTGTCCGCGCTCACCCACTCATTGAGGTGCTTGGTCTTGAAGTTGTTGACCGCGCTGGGCAACTGCATGGCCTTGGCCTGCAGAGGCACCAGGATCTCTTCGCGCACCGAGATGCCCCAGTTGGGGTTGGCCTTGATGAGGGAGTCCTTGGCAGTCCAGTCGTCGCCTTCATCGAGACCGTAAATGATCCCGAACTGAGAGTCGTCCTCAAACACCCGGTTGAGCAGCTTGGTGACAAAGCTCCTGACCTCGTAGCAAATTCCTGAGCGGTTGCTGCCAGCAGTAGTGATCACCCACAGCAGCGAGTTGTCCCGCTTGCCGGTACCGGTCTCCACCACGTCATAGACCGTTCGGGTCTTATGGGCGTGCAGCTCGTCGATGCAGCCGAAGTGGATGTTCAGGCCGTCAAGAGTCGAACCTTCAGCCGAAAGCGCTTCGAACTTGGAGCCTGTCTGGAGCACATGCATGTTGTGCGCCCCGACGTTCACCGCAAACCGGTTCCGAAATCCCGGACTCAGGCGCGCCATGGTCTGTGCATCGCCAAAGACGATGCGGGCCTGATCGCGGGTGGTGGCCAGCGAGTACACCTCGGCGCCGCCCTCGCGGTCGGCCGCGAGCATGTACAGACCCACCGCCGATGACAGCGTGGACTTGGCGTTGCCTCTTGGCACCTCGATGTACGACCGCCTGAAACGGCGCTTGCCGTCCGATTTGACCCATCCGAATACCGTGGACAGGATGAATACCTGCCATGGCTCCAGAACAATCATCCGGCTGGCCAGAGGCCCTTTGACGTGGGGTAGGCGCTCAATGAAAGCGCACAAGTTGTCGGCTGGTCTGTAAGGCCTGCCGTACCGGTCAAGCAGCTCCGGGTTATCACCGACTGCCCATAGAGAGGCTGAGACTGCCAAGGCACACAGGGGATAGG